TGCAGCGTGAGCGCAGAGAAGAGTGCTGCGTATGTTGTTCGGCTGACTGCCTGCCCGTACGCAAAAGCATAGTTGGTCGGAGCCGTAAATCCAGCGTGAGCAATAAGAGTGCCTACGGGCACTCCGGATGTGTTAGGCCACGTAACCGGGCTCAGGATGTGGAATACACCTGCCGTCGCGTCGTAGATCAGGCTCACAGCATTCGTAGCAACCAGCTCTCCACCAACCAGGGCACCCGGTCCCGCTGCTCCATCACGCACGATCTGAACATTGCCGAAGCCCGAGGGGTTGATCGTAGCACCGCCGGTATTGGTGTACGTTGAGATGTAGTTGATGATCTGTCCATCTGCACCTGTGAAGGCAGGTGTATTGACCGTGATCGCGTTAGGGGTGCCGCCACTCGCTCCAGCAAAGATCGTGATGCTTGAAGCGGTATCGGCCGTCAGCTGGTCCCAGACCTGCTCTCCAAGAGAGCCACACGGGTACTTCTTGACAACCTGACGATAGGTTCCAACGCCGTAGATGATCGCACGACCTGCCCCATCAAGAATGACGGGGTTGGTGTTCGTAGCTGTGCCCTCGGGGTTGACCCACGTGTCCTTGGGAGAACTGGTTCCCGGAGTGTAGAAGTAGACGCAGCCTGAGGCAAGAGGCTTGCCGTTCTCGTCGACAAAGGTCTGCTCCCCGTTCGGAAGAAGGGTTGCCGCATGGACCGGGGGGTAGTATACCCCGAGGGTCAGGAGCGCTGCAAGGAGCGCCCCACTGGTTACGTACCTGATCTTGTCGAGCATCCTCACCGCTGTCCTCCGTTTTCGCTCTGCCCTTCAGGCGGGCGAAGAAGCCTATTGCGCAGAGCGGGCGCGGTGGCTTGCACCGCCGTCCCCGCCCCCTCTCCTACCCGGCCCAGGCGTGCCTGCTGGGCGCTGCGTCGAGCACCCTCAGCCATGATCTCTGCAACGAGAGCCTCGTAGCCGGGGTCGCTCATCCGCGTGCGCAGCAGGTTGGAGAGCTGCTCGTATGCCTTGCTGTGGCGGGCTGCGGATGCACCCTCCATCATCGCAGATGGCGTCATCCAGTCCGGGATGAGCGTTGCAGGCTGGTTCAGCTTGATGTTGCGCAGGTAGCCTGGTTCCTCCTGCTGGGGCAGGAGAGCATTGCGCCGAGCCTGCTTCGAGGAGGTCTCACTGTTGCCAACCATCTCGTAGTTGCTCTGGCGGACGTTGACCTCGGCCTCCAGGTCCTTGATGAGGCGGCCTGCCTTCTTCTCGCCGAACAACAGCTCCAGCTTCTCGCGCCCAGCGCGGCTGAGCAGCGCGTCGCGAGCGCGGGCATCCCCGCGTGTCGTCGCGTCCATGATCTCCTGGACCGCGTCACGGGCACCCTGCACACGGGCAGCACGCTCGTTGTTGCTGAGCAGACTGAGCTCCTCGGCGAGGTCGTCGACACGGGTCTTGCGGAGCCAGGTCTTCTGACCTTCCTCGATCTGATGCTTCATCTCCGCGTACTCGGCGAAGGTCTCGCGAGCCTTCTTCCAGGTCTTGCCGCCCTCGGTCTTCTCGACCTCGGTGAGCATCTCCTTCTTGAGCTTCACCAGCTCGCGCCCCAGCTCCTTGTCGCCGCTGTCTAGTGCAGCACTGATGCGCCGGTCGAGGCCGCGCTTGACATAGTCCCAGGTCTCTGCAGTCGGGAATGCCTTCTGGGACCCCGTGGTGAAGAAGTTCTCTGTCGTCGGCCGCCCGGCGATACCAGCGAGCTCGTCAGCCAGCTTGAACGCGCCCGCCTTCTCCAGGCGCGGGATCAGATCCTTGATCTCCTGCGTCGGGTGGATCTTTGTGGCACGGAAGGCGTCGTAGAGCGGCTTGGACGCCGCGTCCTGCATCGTGTCGATCGTCTTCTCGAGTTGACGAATGTTGACGTGCGGAACAGTATTCTTGTCCAGGCTCGCAGCCATGCGCGGAGCCGTGTCGACAAGCCGCTGGCGAAGCGCCTCACGGATCTCACCCTTGTGCGGACCTGGGATGTCCGCCAGCCCTCCCGCGATGTCACGGGTTGCCCTGTTGGTGTCCATGAGCATGCCGCCTGCTGGCTCGTGGGCCTCACGTGAGGCCGCGATGCTCGCCGGGGTCTCGCCGTCCATCGCGCCGGTCAGCTTGTTGCGGGCCACGGAGTTGGTGCCTGCCAGAGGACCCGTGCGGCGCGGCAGCATGTCCGCAATCTTGGAGAGCCCCGCGCCGACAGCCTCTCCGATCACTGGAGCGACTGCACCGCCTGCTGCGGCCAGCGGAACCGGGCCGAGCAGGCCCTGCTCACGCGGGTCATTACCACGGAGCAGCTGATTACCCGTCTCAATCGCCGCCATGCCAGGGGCAGCCTGCAGCACCTTCGTGCCCAGACTGGTGCCGGTCATGCCAAGCATGCGAGCGCCTACCGCCGTCTGCCCCAGAGGACCGAACAGCATACCCGGACCAGCAACATCAGCAGCAACAGCCGCCACAGGATGTTCCTCACCGTACCTCTTGACGCGCTCGTCCTGAGACTTCTTGTTGGCCTCATAGCGTTCCCCAAAGGCGGTACCCTCGAGCTCAGGACGGGGCTCCTTGCCCATGGCTCGACGCAGCGGGTTGACCGTGGCCTGGAGGCCTGCCCCCGCTGCTGCCGTCAGATTGTTCATCAGCGGGCCGACAATCGGCATGCTGTCGACCATGCGCTCAGTGAACGTGGCCGGGGGCACATCAGTCGGGATCACAACGCGCGGACGACCTGTTCCAGGCGTCTCTGTCTTCGGCTTGCCCCGGCTGAACTCGTCGAACACGTCATCTGGCGTCTCTGCTGCAGCTGCAGCAGGCTTTGCACTGCGACTGAACTCGTCGAAGATGCCGTCGTCACTGCCCCGCTTGCCGCCGTAGAACGTATGTGCACCCAGCTTCTGGCCGTCACCGGTCGCCCACTTCGGGAGCTTGCCGGAGCGCTTCATCACGACGTCCTCGTTCAGGAAGTGCGTCGCACCGCCAGTCGGATCCTTGCCGGGGTTGACAACCGCGTCGTCCCACAGCTGTGCTGCGCGGACATAGGCCGGGTCCTTCTCGTCCAGCGCAAGAAGCTCCTCGCGACGCGTGCTCCAGGGCTCAAACTGTCCACGTGCCAGAACAACATCCGTCGGCCGGTTGCCCCCAAACTTTCCACTGCGCGCACGGTTCGCGATGACGTGCGCAACCGCCGCCACGCCGTCGTCGGGCTCGTTTGCAGCCTCTCCGACGATCGTGCGGATCGCGTAGTCGCGATCGCTCGGGGTCCAGTCCTTACTCACGGTGCACGTCTCCCAGGAGGCCATGCTTCTTCGCGATCCGCATGCCCTCCTTTACCTTCTCACGCTCGGCGGGCGGCAGGTTGCGAACCTTCTCCTGTGCCTTCTCGTCAAGCAAGTCGTAGACGAAGGCGCGCGGATCCTGCTTCGTGCCCCAGTCGATCATGAAGTCGTGGAAGCTGTTTGCCGGAACCTTGCGCGCGTCGACGAGCTCCTTGAACTCCTTGACGGCGGCAGCCTGCATGCGCTCGATACCGAGTGCCATCTTGGCGAGGTCCGTCGCCGACAGCTTGTCCATGTTGACGTTCGGGTTCGACGTCACGGCGGTGGCCAGGCCCTCGTTGGTCTTCGGACCAAGGGTTGCCGCAGCCTGCGATGTGTACTGATTGAAGTACTTCTTGAGCTCGTTGTAGTCCTTGATCTTCTCCGGGTCGATGCCAGCGAGCGGCCCGGCGCCAAGGGTCTGAGCAATCGACTTGATGTCGTTCCAGCGCTCCGAGGTCGGGCCGATGTCGGTCGCCTTCATCTTCTCCAGGATCGGGATGGCCTTGCGCAGCGGGTTCACCCGCACGCTGTACTGGCCGGTTGCGGCCGAGGCTGCGTTGTAGGCGTTGACTGCGCTGCCCATGCGCTCCGTCTCGCCGGGGGCGAGGGAAGTTTGAACAGGCTGCGGAGCCGGGCGCACCGCCGGGGGCTGACGACCCCCTGGCGCAGCCTGCGAAGCCACTGGTGCGACGGGGGCTGACTGAGCTGCCGCCGGGCCGCCGGGCATTGAGCCCGTGCCCTGCTCAAGCGGAGCGATGCCTGAGCCGCCCACAGTCCGGGTCGCCCCCCGGTCGATGCCCTCGGTGACGACGCCGGGCTGCCCCGGACCGACGGTGAATGGACGAGAGCTGCGCTCCTGAACCGGCAGGCCGGGGAGACCGGGGGTCTGGGTGGTGACCTCGCCGCCGCCGACGCTCCGGGTCTCTGGGGTGCCGAAGTAGGCTCCCATCTTCTCGGTCGCGGACATGACCTGCGCGAGGTGGTCGCGGATCCAGGCGTACTGCTCGCGCGGCGTTGAGGGCATCGTCTTCAGGCCCTCAACAACCTGCTGGGGTGTGAACAACCCCATCTTTGCACCATACGATGCGCGCTCCGTAATCTTCTTCGAGAGGTCGCTGCGGCCGAGCTCGGGGTCGGTGGCGATGTCGCTCAGGATGTTCCGCATGTGGTTCATCTGCTTGAACGCGAGGTCCACCTTGCCGCTGTCGACCTGGGTCTGCTGCTGCTGCACGCCCAGCAGCTTGTTCTGCATGCTGGAGACGTCGTTGACCGCCTTGTAGGGGTCTGACGGCGGTGCGACTGCCTTGTAGATGTCTGCGACGTCGTCTGCCATGGCTTACTTCCCGTACATGCTGAATGCCTTGTTGATGTTGCCACCGTTGGCGTAGAGCCCGGCCCCGCTCTGGAGCATGTTGCCGATGTTGCCAAAGATCGATGCATCGGCTGCCGCGTCGAACTTGCCCTTCGTGATCAGGTTGTTGCTCTGGGTCGTGCCGGTGCCAGTGGCTGCACCCAGAGCTGCGTTGCCCGCCGAGGTGCCCGCCGTCGCGAGGGTCTTGCCTGCGTCTGAGCCGAGCGCGGCAGTCTGTAGGAGCCGGTTGAAGGCGTTCTCCTTGTTGGTATTGGCGATGTTCCACTGATCCTTGTAGGTCGTGTTCGCCAGGTCAGTGGCGAACATCGCAGCAGCCTTGGCCTGTGCGCCGCTGAGCCCCTTGGAGGCTGCGCTGAGGTCGACGCCACGAATACCCTGCTTCTGGGTGAACTGGTAGCCGGGGGTCGCCTCAAGGTCGGCCTGGCTCATCGTTACCGGCGCGGTGAGGTCTGGCAGCTTGCTCACGAGGTCGCTGTAGACACCCGCGCCCTTGTCGGCGATGCTCTTGATGGTGCCCGTGGAGCTGTCGAAGTACGACTTCTGAGTGTCAAGACCCTTGCCGAGCATCTTCTCAGCCTGTGCGTTGGCCGCCGCGACAGCCGCCGCCATGTCTTCCTTGCCCTTGTTGGCTCCGAAGATGTTGGCGACGCCGCTTCCGATCGTGCCACCAATGATCGATGTTACTGGGTCAGGCATCGAAGCTCTCCGGGTGCTCGCGGTAGGTTCGGTAGATCTCCGGGCCGATCTCTGCGGCCCAGTCCAGGCCCCCACAGAGAACGGCAACGGTGTGAAACAACTGGTAGAGGCTCGCGCGCAACATGTAGCACTTGGCACGATCGTCGCGGACCAGGATGTCCCCACTCTCCATGTCTGTTGCTGCGCGCCACTGGGACCAGACACTCACCATGACAGGATGCAGGAACTCAAAGTTGGCGCGGTAGAACGTGTTGGTTGGCAGCTCCAGCAGCAGCACACGGAATGCGCGCTCAGCGGCCTCCGGGGTCACGACCTTGTCCGCGTCGACGAGGTCGTCCCAGGTGTGGGCGACCTCGACCATGAGCGCACACATCCGCATGGCAGAGACGTTGCCCTTGAACCAGCGGTCAAACGCCGCAGTGAAGATCCTCATGTCCTGCTCCGTCATGCGCGCGCCCCCGGAATGAAGACAACGGAGGGCGCTGCGCCGGGGTAGGTAAGCGTAACCGTGTCCAGCGCAGCCATCGGGATGAAACCACCAACTGCTGGGCAGAAGATGGTGTCACTGCCCCGCGTAAGCTGGATCGATGTGATCGGGTTCGTGTTGATGATCATGAGGTGACCGATCGTCTTCGCCTGGTAGCTCCAGGGGGACGGGCCAGGAGACTGGGTGGAGAGCGGGCGCTCCGGCGTGAGCTGCGCGATGCGCACAAGGAAGCGTGCCCAGCCTTCCGTGAGCATGCCTGTCCTGGGCATGACGAGAGGCTGGCCTCGATCCGGGATACCAAAGGATGGGGTGAGCTCTGTCATGACTGCGACACCATCGGGTCAGGTGAGAGGAAGCCGCCATTGAGCGCTGTGGGGCACGGAATGGCCCACTCGATTTCGAAGATGCCGTCGCGCGCCTCACCAAAGTTGTTCCACTTCGCGACAGTCTTGTACTGCCCCGTCGCGCCGAGGCTTCGCTGTCGGCGGTTCCCGAAGGTGTAGCCGCGCGTATTGCTGAACCGGCAGCTGACCTGAGGAATGTTGTTCTGGTAGAACGGGCCGAAGCCGTTGCTGAAGCCACTGTCCCAGGGGCTCGTGACCACGCTGGGGTCGAAGATGAGACCCTTGACCTGGCCTACGTCCATGTCGGCAATGAAGCCACCGTAGCTCACACGACTGCCGTTGGCGCCGACGTGCGGGAAGCCGCGCACGCACTTGATTGGGTCGGTCACGTCGGCGTAGTAGTTTGGATCCAGTGCATAGAGGTCACCGTTCTTCCAGTCAAGCATCACGTTCGTGTTGTAGCAGTAGGCCGAGAGGAACCCCTTCATGCGGTGCTCGTTGCCGTTGACGTCGATGCTGACATACTCGGCCCACTCGTCCGTGCTCAGGTCCAGGCTCCAGGTCTTGTCAGCTGACGGGAAGACAAAGTCCACGAAGGCGTGACCGAACTGCTGGTAGGTATAAGCGATGCAGTCGTCCCAGCGCGGGTAGTTCTGGATGTCTGCCTCGATCGCCGATGTGCTTACCCGTGTGACGCTGTAGTCTGACGCGCCGCGCGCGACCCACGGCTTGCCGTCCTTGTCCTGGGTGATCCAGTGCAGATACTTGTCGGTCTGGACCACAGAGTACTTGGCTGCGCAGCCGTGCTCGATGATCACGCCCGGCATCTGCTGGAACGGGAACAGTGCGTCGCCGCTGAAGTACCACACCTCGCCCTTCCGGGTGCCGAGCAGCCAGAGCTGGTCGTTGAGCGCAGCACAGGTGTACAGCGGATCAGCTGAGGAGGTCTTCGCACCAAAGTCCAGCGGGTCCCAGGTTACAGTGTTGCTGCCACTGATGTAGAACTGACGAGTGCCCGGTCGATTGATCGCGAACACAGTTCGCAGATAGTCCACGTGGTCCCCGCCGTAGAAGGCAGGATCACTGATGGCGATGAACGACTTCGACTGCATGTCAATCTGATAGCCTGCCGGGGTGCCGTCGACCATGAGGATCGTGGTGCCGTTGTCAGCCATCGAGACGATGGAGTTCCCTGCCGCGATGTTTCCGACTGCCGTGTATTCGAAGTTCTGGTCTACGTAGTAGACGATGTTACCGACGACGCAGTAGAGCTGGCCGAGCGTATCCTGGTAAAGCCCCCGGCCCACGCCGAAGCTCGGTGACTTCTTGAGCAGGCGGAGACCAGCACGCGGATAGAGTGTGAATGGGGCAGGAGACTGTGAGCCGGGGGGGTTCTTCTCGAGATACAGGTTGACACTGCGCTGCGCCGCAGCGATGAGGCTGCGGTTCTTGTAGGCTCCACCGAGAAGAGGCAGCGGTCCTGGCATCAGTCCACCGTGTCCGAGTAGAAGTTGTAGCGACCGTTGCGGCGGATGCCAGCCGGCATCTGGAGCAGCGGGACCTGGACATTGCTGCCCCGGATCGTATTGATGCCGTCCTGGGCCAGTGCGTTGAGCTCTGGATCAGACGGGTAGCGGTAGGCCATGCGCAGCCGCCGGGCTGCGTTGAACTTGATCGCTGCAGCGTACTCGTCTGGCAGCAGGAGATCGTTTCCAGGAGCCCGCACGTCGATCCGCTCGAGGATCGTGCGGGTCAGGATGTGGAGTTCATACTGCGCGTCGGGCAGCGGCCACGGGTAGATGTAGCCCAGCGGGTAGGCGCTGTCGTAGAAGTAGGTGTTCGGGAACGACTTCATCTGCTTCAGTGTGATGCGCGCGTAGTCCTCGCGTGCGAGGATCCGCTCGAGCATGTAGTCTGTGTACAGCGTGGGGTTGCCACCCTGCAGCAGCCGAACGTACGCGGCCTCGATGCGGTCGGGCCGGGCGACGAAGTCAAAGAAGCCGCCAGGCCCGATGCTGTAGTTCAGGGCACCCGTGCACACCTTGCCCGTGTCGACGAGGTTGTACACGAGCCACCGACGATGGCTCCACTGCGCAAGCATGTCGTTGATGATGCGCAGTGTCGCCTGGATGTCTTCTCCAGCGGGCTCGTTGCCCTGTCCGCTGATGCCAGCGTAGAGGAGAGCATCCTTCGCGATGTCGGTGCCTGTCGTCAAGAAGAGTTACTCCTTGCCGGGCTTGTTGCTCGTCTTCCCGCTGGGTGCGGACGCGGACTTCTCCGGGTCGACCTGGCTCTGCTTGAGACGCTCCTCGTCTGCGTTCAGCGCGATGACGTCGTTGCCCTCGCGGTTCTTCCCGATTACCTTCGGGTAGACCTTGCGCTTCTGGAGGTCCTTGACCTCGTCAGCGTTCTGGGCGATGAGCTCCTTGCCCTCTGCGTCGAGACCGACGAAGGCAGGGTACTCGCGATACACCCACTCGGGCCACTCGACGTTGCTCTCGGGAACTGGAAACTTCGGCATTTGTTGCTCCTGCGTTGATGCCTCTGGTAGCTTGGTAGTCAAGAAGCGCCGGGCCCCTGCGGGCTCGGCGCTTCCCAGAGCCTCTCGGCTCAGACCTTGTCGGCGACCGTGGTCATCCACTCAGGGCGGATGGCCAGCTGGCCGAACAGCACGTCGAGGCGGTCAACTGCCTGGTCGGTGCCGATCTGGTAGGCCGCCAGCTGACGCATCGAGACGCCGTCCATCTGGTGACGGGCAGCCTCGATGACGCCGTTCTTCGGCGGCATCCAGAGGTCAGCGGTGACCATGGTGATCGCCTCAGGAGCGTAGGCGAGCGACTTGCGGTAGATCTCCGACGGCTTGGAGGCCAGGGAGATCGGAGCCGTGTCGGCCGGAGAGGCGTCAACGGTCTGGTACTGCACGTCGGAGCCGCCGATTGCCGCGACGATCGCCGGGTAGATCGGGATCGACACCGCGCCCGAGAGCACGTTGGCGGTCACGACGAACTGGCGGAGGACGCCGGTCGACTGCTTGGTGACGCGGTTCACCGCATACACGCCAGAGATGGTGATGATGTCACCCTGGCGAAGCGTGCCCGTGATCGCGTTCGTGACCAGGTTGGTGCCGGTCTGACCCGCGCCGTTCACAGTGCCGGCAGTGAAGGTGCCGGTCGTGTGCTTGATCACGGTCTGGTCGCGCATGAAGCTGAACCCGAGGGCCTGCTTCATCTCGCCGTACTCATACTGGCGGCTGATCTTGCCGACCGGGTTGAACTGGCCCGCGAGGCTGTCAACCAGTCGCGCGTCGGTCCACGGGTCGTTGACGACCTTGCGGTCGCCCATGGTGCCCATCATCGGGGCGGAGTTGTCGTCCAGGATTGCACCGGCCTCCAGGAACTGCGTCTTGGTCGGCGAGATGATGTTGCCGCCGCCGTCAACGTTGGCCCGGTAGTTGCAGGCTGCCTCGGCGACCGAGAGCATGACGGTCTTGGCCACGTTGCCGGCCAGGACGTTGACCTTCGGCTTGAGCACACGCTCGCCGAAGTCGTCGAGCTCGAGGGTACGCTGCTCGGTCGTGAAGCCAGTGTCGACGTGACGCTGGGTTGCGACGGTGAGCGTGGTGCTCTGCTCGTTGGTATCCTGGATGGAGGCTGC